ACGTTACGAAGGAAGTAGGGGTCTACAATCACATCGAACTTCTTGGAAAGGCTACCGACCTTAACAGCACCAACCGTACCGGTTTCATCGTCAGCAGTAATGCTAGCGCGGAACCCAGCGGTGAACTCAAGGATGTTGGCAACTTCGGGTCCGCAGACCAGGAAGTTAGCTCCACCCCGTAGAGTCTTACGATGGACCTGTGCAGACACATCATTGATGGTCTCTACAAGCGTCTCGTACCACTCGGATACAGTACCCGTGAAGTCAGGAGCCGCAGAAGAAGCGCCGACTTCGGCACCAGTTACGCGGTTCAAGAACATACCAGGGGAACGAGCCCAGTAATAAGTACTAGCCTTAGCTCCAACCACAAGATCCTCAAGAATCTCGCGGTCAATCTCGAGAGCAATCTGCTCAGAGAGAATGCTGGTTAGCTCGACCTCGGCGTCAAGGTTGTGATAGGCATTAAGATCCTGTCCCAACTCTGGCGTCCACTTGGCCTTGAGCTTCTTGGTAACAGCGGTCACAGCCACGGAATCGACCTTGATGTCGATCTCGGGGATCTTCTCGTTGTTTTCCAAGCCCCACGTTGTCGTACCCACGATTGAACCCAGAGCCACACTGGCGCTAAAGTTATCAGTCTGCGGATAGTAGACGTTAGTACCACTCTGAATGGTAGCGATACTAGAAGAACACTGTGCGGCGCTCAACGTTCCATCATACGAAGCAACTGTGATATACACCACTGAAGTACTAGAACCACTATATCGCGTCAGACGACGAAGCTGTATGGCTCCACCATTTGCCACAGAACCTGTGATAGCTTCTCCGCGCGCCATACCAGCGTTCCCATTAGAACCAGAGATGACGACAGCCACTAAGTCTTCCTTGTTGAACTGGCTAAGTCCGCTAATGTCGGCCGAATAAATGGCAACGGTAGCGGTACCTGACGCTGCTTCAAGCTCTGCATCATAACGACTCAACCGGGGCACTTCACCCGCGCTTGAACTGTAGACACTCGAAGTCACAAATGTGAATGTAAGAGCACCCGAACCAGTCGGAGACGCATACGCGTTGTTGAGGTTGTAAGGACCACTATCAGCCGTAGAGCCTGTGATAATCACACCGCCAGTGATCTGGCTTGCCACAACGCCGCCGCCATAGAGGGACGACTCGGTGCCCTGGGGGTCACCGTAACCTAGACGAGGCAGCCCCGCACCATTGGTGGAGACGGTAAAGTCTAGGAAAAAGATAAGTCCGCTTGGCAGACTCATCGGCTGAACACTAACAAGATCGTTAGCGATCAAACCTGCAAACACTCGGCGTACAATGGGGAATGCGACGGCTGCAAAGCCCTCAACATCTCCACCGGACATAGTGCTTGTCTCACGGAGAAGCTCCTTAGCTTGGTTCTCGAGTAGGCGCGCCATACTGTGACGATGGCGATCCTTATCGAGGCCCTCTAATAGACCAGTCTTCTCCCACTTACTTAACAATGCGTTACCTTCGGCACGCATATCACGATTGATAACTCCTTCGGTCAATCTTTCTACTATACTAGCCATTTTAAAATACCTCCTATAAATGTATTTGTATTATTTAATACCTGCTAGCCGACGCATCCGCTCTGCGAATGGGTCAGTGGGTTGTGCGGACTCTTTACGAGTTGCACGAATTACAGAAGAAGGACGGGTAATAGCTTCGCTCAGTGATTGCGGGCTTCGTGTTGACTTAGCCCCCACTGCGCTTTCTAGCGTCTTATATATTGTCTTTGCTTCTGCTACAGAATCGGCTCTTGAAATAGCTTCGGCAATCTTTTCTTTTTGCCGCTCATTTAAGGAGGTATTTCGTAATACACGATTTGTATAAAGCAAGCGAGCATTAGAGAGATTAGTGTCTTGCACTGCCTCTTTAAGCTCTATTGTTGCCTGCTCATATTTGGAAAGTCGCTTTTTGAGTTGCTTATTTTCGAAAGTCAACTCTTCTTTAGCTTTCTTTAAGGTTTCTAATTCTTCATAAGCTTCGGTGCCGCGTCGTCTTGCAAAGTCGCGCTCTACACCCTGCTTTTTCTGAAAATCTGGTCTGCCGGCCCAACCGGATAGCTCATAGCCCATATCAACGGTTAGTTTCTCAGCAATAGAATCAATAAGTTCGTCGGAGATTTCGATGTCATCGGTTTCCGCAATCGTTGAACCGCCCTTGGGTCCAGAAGAAGTTTCCTCATCGGCCTCTTCCTCGGCAGCGGTTGCTTCGCCCGCGCCACCACCTTTCGAAGAAGACATTTCTGCGGCTCCAATCTCCTCGCTCTCTTCTTCATCATCTTCAGACAACATATCAACAAGATCGGATTCATCAAAGGTTAGCTCTTCATCAATCTCGGCTTGGAGAGTTGCAACAGATTCGCGGAGGGCGCCCAAATCAAGAGTCACCTCCACATCTTCACCTTCGGGGGGAAGGTTTTTAAGATTTTGTCCATCCATCTTAGAAGCTCCGTCGGTTCCCGCGTAAGGAACATCCTCGGTATCTTCATCAAATGATTCGTCAGGAGATTCTTCTTCGCCGGCGGGCGCAGCACCGAGGTCCATGTCGCCTCCCAAGTCGCCGCCCAAATCACCACCAAGATCGCCACCAAGATCGCCACCAAGATCGCCGCCAAGCTCATCTTGCTCAAGAATCTTGTTTAAAGTGCGGCGTACCTCATCAGAATATTTATCAATTATCGATGATTCAGCATTTTTCAGTGCCGCCTCGCGCAAAGCTTCCGCATCCACAATGGCCTCTTTTAATAGACTCGACATACAGTTCTCCCTAAAAATAATAGTTTTTCAAAATAAATAGTATTATGGGTCCTGAAAAGACTCACTTTATAGACAGCTTTCCTAATAACCTATCAGTTTTTTTATAATTAGCTTTTAAAAAATAAAAAGATGCCCCTCTTTCAAGGGGCACCCAAAACGAAATCCTAAATCTAAAGATAATTTTGACTTAGTAAATCTTCCAAAGGTCTGAACCAACGTACACCAAAGAAACTGCACCAAAATTGGACTCAATATCAACTGAGTTGGCACCATCAATTGTTTGAGAACCGGCTCTCGCAATTGATATTTTGTTTCCATTTAAGTCTCCAACTTTAACAGTAATAATGTCGCCATTATCCGGAGAAGCCGGCAATGTCCACGTTCGATCACCTGCCGATGCAGACGCTTGCCAAGTTAAGCCAGCCGCCAAAGTAAGGTCAGCATCCTGCGAAGAAGATACCGTCATAGTATCGCCTCCTCCAGCCGAAGCAGCCAATACACCGTTGGTAGCCGTAATATTAGCACCTGCTATGGCAGTAGCAATATCAGCCCATTTTTCCTTTTTAGCATCACCAGTAGCGCCCCCATCAAGGAAGAGGACGTAGTCATCAGCAACAGCAATAGCGGCTTCAGTAGTGAGCGCGGGACCTATTGTGAACAAGTCATCAACCGTTTCCTGACGAAGAACATTACCATTTTGATCATTGAACACAAATGTATCAGTAGTCGCAATTGTGGCCGCAGTCATATTAGCAATGTCAATTTTCATTGTACCATCACTTTCGCCTGCCAAACCAGTATTAGTTACAGTTCCAGCTATCCCATCAACGAAATCCTTCACTTCCTCTCTTTTCATCAATCCACTATCATCATTATCGCGGAAATAGAGCGAATCTGCATTTAGATCTGCGGTCGCATCGGCAACACCCGTGGGGGTGAAAGTACCAGAAAGAGCCAAGTTGCCACCCAAAATGGTGTTACCAACAACCTGTATTGCAGCAGAACTGGAAAGCACGCCGGTCATCGTGACAGCAGCTACAGACGAAATGGAACCAAACGAAGATGCGCCAGTCGAGGTGATCGCGCCACAACCAATAGTTCCGATAGTAGCAATGTTTTTACTAGCATCCAAAACCACAGCTTTAGCAGCGGTTGCGGTACCGTTAGTAATACCATCGAGCTTCTCCATATCGGTTTCGTTAAGATCCGCAGAACCAATAATGAAAGAAGTGCCAGCAGTGACGTCAGCAGCGAATGTCGCTGAACCGGTTACTTTAAGGTAGCCAGAAGTTTCAACGCCCGTGGTTAACTGTGCAGTTGTACCAGAAAGTGCCGAAACAGTAAGCCCTGAAATACCAGCACCATCGCCATAGAAATTAGCAGCATGTATTGCGCCCGAGACCGCAACATCACCAGAAGCCGACAAAGAGTTTGCCAACCTTATAATAGCCGAGCCCGAAATTGCACCACCAGTCAGTGTACCATACGTTGAGGCTCCAGTAGACGTAATTGCGCCACAGCCAATTGTGCCGATAGTAGCAATGTTTTTGCTAGCATCGAGAACCACAGCTTTAGCAGCGGTTGCAGTACCATTAGTAATGCCGTCGAGCTTTTCAAGATCGGTCTCGTTGATATCCGCAGAACCAATAATGAAAGAAGAGCCGGCAGTAATAGAACCAGTAGCAGCAACGGCGCCGCCGAAAGTGACAGCCCCTACTTGATGCGATGGTCCCGAACCAGAAATAGCGCCGGAATCAGTATCAATCTGAAACCGTAAGGTACCAGCATCGTCATCTCTAATTTCTAGAGTTCCCGATTGTACCAATTTGCCTACCATTAAGGCAGGCCCTGTTTGAAATTTATAAGACATATATTTATACCCTCCAAGATATATATTTATCGCAACAGACTCCATGCAATGCACGTCGCCCATTACTCATAAATAGTCTTCTATGAGTGATTAATTATTATTGAATGAAGTATTTGGCAGCCCCATTACAATAAAGCTGGACAGATGCATAGGGTGATTCCAAAAGTATATAATTTTGCCCGTCTATAGTGTTGGTTCCCGCAGACGCAGTTATCTTAATATTGTTAGAATTTGCGGCGCCGGCCTCATCTTTAATTACCCATGTTTGCCCATTTGAAAATGTGGCGGCGGCTGGTAATGTGAGAGTAACGGCGCCGCCGCTGCTATCAACTCCAATGTAATAGTCAGAATCAGCCACAGTGTAATGGCCGGTTTTATGCACTCTCGCATGCACCACCCCGCCTGCTAATGTGGTCGATCCACTTACTTTAAGATATCCAGAAGTCTCAACTCCGGTGGTCAATTGTGCGGTAGTGCCTGACAGCGCAGTGGCAGTACCAGCGCTTATATTGGTTAAATTAGAGCCATCGCCATAATAATACTCTGCATGCATAGAACCAGTTGCAGCGACGTCGCCAGAAGCTGAAATTGACGTTCCCAACCTTAAGATAGAGGAGCCAGAAATAACCCCATCAACTATAAGATGATTTCCCAAAGTGGTGGTGCCGCTCACTTCCATAGTTGAGCCAAAAGTGGTGGCACCAACTGCTTGAAGTGTTCCAGAGCCTGAAAAGGCGTTTAAGGTAGCATTGCGATTTTTATCGATAGCGGTTTGTCCTTCGAGGACAAGGGAGAGACCTTTTAACTGTGCGCTTGCTGTCAAAAAGCCGCCAGTAGTGCCAATGTTGTCAGCGCCGGTTATAGCACC